CCGCCACGGCGAAAGCTTCGCCACCACAGCCACCGAGACCGTCGCCCAAGCCATCGCAGAGGGACGTCCCACCGACGACCTCGTGAACGACTTGCGCCTACGCCTTGGCGTGGTCAAGTCCCGCGCCGACGTGATCGCCCGCACGGAAAGCCTCCGCGCCTACAACAGCGCGAGCAACAGCTACTACGCCGCACAGGGCATCGACACCGTTATGTGGTACGCGACGTCAGACGACCGCAGCTGCCCCATCTGCAGCGCCCGCGCCGGCCGCCTGTACAAGCGGGCCGGTGCAAACGCACCAATCCACCCACGTTGCCGCTGCTATCTAGCCCCTTGGGACCCCGAGATCGCCAACATCGATCCCGACTACGCCTCTCTCCCCGAAAGCCACCGCGCCGAAGTATCCCAAGTCCGCACGGTGGGCCCAGCCGATCTCAACAAAGCTGGGGTGTTTGAGCAGCTCGCACCCAAAGTGATTGAGTGAGCTGTGTAGAACAAACCAGCTACGCTGAGGTCAGCATTAGCAGGCTTCAGCGCCATGGCGTCCCCTACCCTCGCCCGTAAAGGTTCCTCTGCCTACGAGAAAGGCGTCCGCGAGGGCCGCGCCATGAGCGCCAAGTCCCGCACCCCCGAGCCTGAGCCCGAAGAGGAAGAAGAAGGCGAAGAGGAGGAAATGGATATGGCCTCCACCAACCGCAAGCGCAGCGCCAAAGGTGCCAAGAACACCAAAGCGCCCATGGACGGCGGTGCTTACGGCAAGAAGCCCATGGATGCCGAGTGCGGCTGCAAGGGCAAGAAGGGCGGCAAGTGCGACGGTAGCTGCGGCGGCTCGATGCGCAAACGCGGCGACGCTGCTCTCACCCCCCACGAGTACCTCAACGCCTGCGACCTGGGCATCCAAGACCGCAGCCGCTCCTACATCCGAGCTCGGCTCGACGCCGCGGAGCGCCTCGACCTCAAGTGTGGCAAAGGCTCCATCTCCAAGGGCGAGAAGTGCACCAAGGGCGCGGCGCAGCAGGTAGATCCTCGCGCAGCTGCCAAGCAAGAGTTCCGCACTTTGATGAATAATCCAGTAGCCGCGAACCAGTTCAACAGAGCTAAAGGTTCCACAAAAGGCGTTGGTAACAAGATCAAAGCCGTTGGTGAATTTGCAGCTCGTTTAGGCGGTGGTGCTGCTGTGGGGGGCAGGCTTAATGCAAACATTCGAGGGAGCCATGAAAGGCAACCTCGGTGAAGTGAGCCGTGGCTATCGCAACATGCAACTCGGCGCCGCTGCCACTCAGGTCGCGGCAGCTAGCAAAGCAGGCCGGATGGGTAAAAAGCAGCTATCGAAGGAGTTCCTCAAGAGCGCAGCGCGCAACGCCGCCATCGGCGTTGGCCAAGAAGCTGCCATCGGCGGCGTTGCAGGCTTCAATCGCTCTGGTGGTATGGCAGGACTGAGGCGACGCACTCGTGGTGCCTATCAGCGCGCTACTGGGATGCGATCCACTCCTAGCGGTACCGGTTTCGCATCCAGTTCATACGACAGGCCGTTGCGTGGTCGTCGCGACTCCGTCTACGCCTCTGGCTTCCCCCTCGACAGCGCCGCCCTGGCGATCTGAGCCATGACGCTCACCCCCGCCTCCCTGCGCCTGCCCACTCGGCGCCTCGACGCGGCCGTCTTCACCGACAAAGAGCTCCACGCCACCGTAAAAGCCGAGGCGCGCCGCAAGTTCAAGGTCTACCCCAGCGCCTACGCCAACGCCTGGATGGTCAAGGAGTACAAGCGCCGCGGCGGCAAGTTCCGTGGCGACGCCCTCGACACATGGTTCAAGGAGAAGTGGGTGCGCATGAGCAGCTCCGGCCGCATCCTCGGTCCCTGCGGTGATCGCACCGAGGGCGAAGGCAAGCCCAAGTGCCTGCCGGCCGCCCAAGCAGAGCGCCTCACTGCGGCCCAACGCCGCACGTTGGTAGCGCGCAAGCGCCGCAACGACCCGGCGAAGAACCGCAGCGGCGCCCCGGTGATGGTCAGTTCCAAAACGGACATCTGGGCTACGGGATTTGACACCGAGGACGGCAAGAAGTACACCAAGGTGGTCACCAACCCCGAAACCGGCCGCAAAAACCGCATCCGCTACGGCGCAAAAGGGTACAAGATCGCCCCCGGCACGGACAAAGGCGACCGCTACTGCGCCCGCAGCTTCGGTGACATGAAGTCCCACGGCAAGGACTGCGCCGGCGCCGACCGCAACACTCCGCTGTGCTTGTCCAGGGCGAAGTGGCGCTGCAGCGGCAAGGCATCGCGCCGTGACGGGGTTATCACGCCGGGAAAGTAGCCGGCCTACCGCGAATCGACGCCCCCAAGGGCGCGCAGGGCAAGCCCTGCGGCGAGTCCTTCATACCCCGCACACATAAGTGCAACAAAAACACCGGCCCTTTAACTGCAGGAAACCTCAAAACTGCTGCTAAAGTCGCTCTTGCCGTTGGTGCCCTAGCAGGAGGTGCTTACTTGACAAAACGCGGAATGATGAGCATGGATGAGTGGCGTAAATCCCCTCAAAGTGCCCGCAACAACCCCAAGCTGAGCCCCGAAAAAGCCCAGCAGATCGCTGACGAAGCCATCGCCGGCGGCCAGAAGTGGGACGCCCAGGAGAAGATCAACGCCCGCCGCCAGGCGGAGCTCAACACCGAGTGCGGAATCGGCCTGGGAAAGGTCCTGGCCCCGGCGAAGTTTGACTCCGACACCGACTGGTACGGACTCTCCACCGGGGCAATGCACGCCCGTGTTAAGGCTGCCGCAAGCGGTGCAGCCACTGGGTTTAACCCCAAGCCGCGTTGCCAAGCCGGGGCAGGTGCATTCGGCACCTACTTCGTTCACCCCTCCGAGAAGTACGGCGTCAAGCTCTTCCGCAATGGCGACGAAGACGACGTCGGCTTTGAGTTCGACATGCTCGACCGAGCACGGGCGGCCGGCGTAAACGCCCCCGATCCGCTGTCCATGAACGCCATTCGCGACATGGATGGCGAAATCCGCGCTCAGACTTTGGTGCTTAGCCACATGAAGGGGTACAAGACGCTCGACAGCCTGGGATGGTCGGACGGGCAGGGCCGCGCAAGCAACGCACCCCTTATTACCAAGGTCAAGCTTGCTCGTGAGTTTAGAAAGCTCCACACAGAAGGTTTAGCCCACGGGGACATCCACGCAGGCAACATAATGGCGAGCGCTGTTAGCAAGAAACCCGCTCTAATTGATTTCGGCTACGCCACTAACTTGGACTCGTATCACCCAGGTCATGGACGCAGCGGCATTCAGAACCTGATGAAGGATCTGGATCGCCTACCGGAGTTTCTCGGGCTCCCCGGTAACGGTGAAGAGTTCCGCGCGCGCTACAAGGGGGTCATGGACAACATCGAGACCCAAGCCACCAACTGGGATAAGGGTGTCGAACGCAGCAAGTCTTGGGATCGTTTCGAGGTCGGCGTCAAGCGTTACCACGACGCCCTCGAGCGCGAACTGCTCGGGCAAGAAGGGCTCAATATGCCCCGCTCCCGCTTTTTCAGTGGCGCCGACCAACCCCGCATCCCCGGCCTGACCCGCGGCATCGTCACCGCCAACGCCAACACATTCCAACGTCAGGTCATGGAGCAGGTGGGCGCACAAGGAGACCCCAGTTTCTTCCAACAAGCCGCTAAGGGCCTGGGGCTCAAACCAGCAAGGCTGCAAAGCGCTCTTCAACCCGAGCGCGATGCCCGCCTAGCCAAACAGCGCCGCCAACCATACGGCACCCCTATTCCGGTTCCGCCGCCCACACCCAAGCCGAAGAAAACTCCTGTGGGGATGTTCCGTGTCAGACCAGGCACCCCAACGGGTATGAGGCGCATCAAGCCCGGCGTGGATGAGTTCACCGGGTTACCTACCGCCCCAACGGCGGCGCCACTCGGTAAATTCGGCCCGCGGACGCGCGCCTTAGCTGCGGACCTACCCGGCGCTACACCAGCCGGCCGCCTCAGCTTGGCCGCGCGCATGCAACGCATCATGGAACGCTCCGGCAACGAAACCATGAGCCTTGAAGCAGCCCTACGCCTAGCCCGCAACGAACAGCGCGGCTTCAGCTCCTGGAAAGATTGAGCCCACACCGCATGTGCTACAACAGCCCCGACTCCGAACGCCTCGCCGCCTGGTACTCCAGGCTCCACACCGAGTGGCTGCCCAAGTGGGTCGACCTACCCGAGAACGCCTTCCACTGGTGGAATCTGTGCGTGATAGCCCTAGAGGACGCAAGCTGCGTAGACTGAGCCACAGCTAGTAGCACCGTATGGCAAGACAACCCGGCTACTACGACATTACACTGCAGCGTCGGGCCGACTTTGCCTTGCAGCTGCAATTCCGCGATAGCAACGACATACCCATCAACCTGACCGGCTGGACCGCATACGCGCAGGCCTGGGAGTGCGACCGCAGCGAGAAACAAGCGGACTTTGCCATCGTCTACACAGATCGCGTCAACGGTACGATCACGATCCAACTAACAGACACCCAAACAACCAGCTTCCCCACGCAGCTTTGCTACGACGTGATGCTGGAAACCCCCAGCACACTGCGCGAGTACTACCTCGAGGGCGGCATCAGTGTCTCTGAGGGCTACACCATCCCATGAGTACATCGAACGCCGTAACAGTCAGTGCCGTCCGCGAATCCGTTGTTGTAACGGATAATGGCAACGTCACCGCGGTTGTTACACCCCCGAGTACGACGCGCGTAACGATCTCGTCTGTGGGCCCCCAGGGCCCCGTTGGTGTCACCGGCGCAAGCGGCGCCACCGGAGCCACCGGCCCCGTTGGTATCACTGGAGCCACTGGTGTCATCGGTGTTTCCGGCGCAACTGGTATTCAAGGTGAGACCGGCATCGCTGGTTCGACTGGTGCCAGTGGAGTTGTTGGCGTTAGCGGTGCGACCGGCGCTACTGGCGCAATAGGCATCACCGGTGCAACGGGAGTCCAAGGTGTAACCGGCCCCATCGGCATAACTGGGGCCACCGGGGCAGGAGTAACAGGGGCCACTGGTCCCACTGGTGCCATTGGTATTACTGGCGCTACTGGTATTCAAGGGCCTACGGGCGCATCTGGAGTGGTGGGAGTTTCTGGGGCTACGGGAGTCGGCGTGACCGGCTCGACGGGGC